GCGCAATTACCCACTTTATAGGGCCTTGGCCCCTCACAGCTTAGCTAGTGTTCAGAAGCTAAGCGCAAACTCCCCGCTGGGCATTACCCAGCGACGACCCGGGTATAAAACCGGATCGCCGGACGTTGGGGTATCAGGAGAAGAGGTAACGAAGCCACCGTAAGGTGACTCCGTACACACACCTCTCCTCAACGTCCAAGCCAACAGAGCACCCTCATTCGCCGGGAGGCGAACAGGGTTAGCTAGCCGGAATACTCTGCAACTCATTCCAAGATTTATATCTTGAGGTCGAGTTGAAAAGTAAATCGCAGGCAAGATCCATCCGTCATCTCCTTCCGCCCCGAGGGGAAGTTGGAACTGACGAGTGAACTTACCCATCCGCCATGCTGCGTGCCAAGGGGCGGACAACTCTTTTCGGAGTTGATCCGGACCTCCAAGACGTTTGGCAAGGCGAATGATGCGATTACCACAGCGAAGTAGCGATACTTCCGTGGTAACTGGCTCCTTCTGGTATACTGGCGTAACCTCACTTCCTTTGAAGAAGTGTTTGCCACAGCTTTCATAAAAGACTCCTGATGTAAAGGATTTCTCCTTGTTCACCTGGAATCCGCAGAAAGCTAGAAGAACGATAACTTTGTCTGCAATTTCTTGCTTACAAATAATATCGTCTCCGTATACTAGAACGGCTGCTCCAGAAGAGAACAACGACGACACTGAGCTGGCAACAGCCCAGAAGATCAAAGTTTCGAGTTCAAAAGTGAACCCGTTACCCATCGACGAAAACTTTTGTAAAGTAATCGTTGATCCATCAGGCAGTCTTGCCTGAGGTGATCGTAGGTCGTTAAGGGCTTCTGCCCACTCTACTGGTAAGAGCTCATAAATAAGCTCTATAGGCATGGAATCGCTAGCCGCCTTAAGATCTAAGGTTGCTAGTTGCTCCTCGAAGGCACGTTTCGCGCCCTCTTGGTTTGCAGTCTGGTCATCCAGATCGATTCCGACTCTCTTGAGTCGCTTTCGGATATAGGACCCGACTCCCTTTTGGAGGAAGCCATTAGCCCTAGGCTCTTTGGCGATGACGCGATGAGTCTTCGCGTTCTTCGGGACTGTGTCAATCACGCACTCAGTGGTTAGCTGAAACACGCTAGGAAGAAAGCAGAAAGGGCCCATAAGGTCCTCTACCGCTACTTCCAAGATCACTGAAGACCAATGAAGGTCTCCACCGATCGCTCTCCTGATATATGGGAGAGCTTTCGGAGTCACCGAAATGGGGAGTTCGCACAACTTGCGATCGACAAAGGCACGCCTCCGTTTCAAATCGGAGGTAGCGCCCGGTCCCCATCCATACAGGTTCTCTATCTTTTGAGAATCCCACGTTCCTAATAAGCGCGCAATCTTTCTTTTCGCCAGCCAAAGGACTGACGAAATAATAGACATGTCCGGGATTTCCCCGTACGAGCTATTTTTGCGTGCTTCTCGGATACGTGAGTTTGACTCACGACAGAGATCTTCAGAGGTTGTGAATCTCCGAAGTGCCTCCTGCTCAAGATCTAGACCCGTGTCAAGCTCCTTGTATTTACTCAAGAAGCTAACGACACAGTAATCTAATTCGAAAGCAGACTGTTCCTGATAGTCCGCCGCTCGGATCTCAAACTCGGCTAAGGCCTTCTGATTATGAAGGAATCTCAGCCAAGCTCCGAGCGAAACGGGTGAATCAACTGACTTACACAAAGCGAAAAAGATCTCGCTTATAGGGGAAGACCCCTTCGTGTACTTCATGCGATGGATCTCCTTAAATCAACTAGTTGAATTGCTTCGACTAGAAGACGTTCTGGAGATTCTCCAAAG